TCCAAACTCTTCTAACCCAGGATCGAACGGCCGATCCCTCGTATCCAAAAACGCCAACAATCCGGGAAACTTGTTTGTTGCTACGCACGTCCTCAAAACCGGGAAGTTGCTCACCACCTTGACACCCGACCGAATGTAATTCCCATCAGCATCAAGTAGATCGAAATACCAAAAGCCCTCCCTTGCATTGAATTGAAAACGAAACTCGTAGTCGCTACCGTCCAATTCAACAGTAAAGAAATATGCTCCGAGGCTGGCGGCGTCTGCATTATCTATGATAATCGTTGCCATCTATAACCCCAATAATGAAGCAGCAATAGAACCAGTATCCGCCATCTTAGACGTTTCAGCAGCAGATCCCGCTTTCGGTCCCTTCCTGCCCTTGTTCTGAGCAATCTTGTTTGCAACTTCTTTCGGAGTAGGTAAATCAATCGTGAGCTTCTTCGCCAGAATGATCTCACGTAGCGACATCGTACAATCAAGCACATTGCCCCGATCCACATCTCGAACAACAGACAAGCTAGTGATCGCCATATTTTCGTATAGCTTCAAACTCGTTACGACGTCGACCATCTCACCGTTATCCATTATCTCTTGCAACTTTTCATAAGCAGCATCAACACGATCCGTCGTGCGTTTTAAATCTCCCCAAATGGGAGAAGGTGCTTGCAAGCTCGCAAGAAAAATCACGGGGGTGTTCGTAACAAGCCCGTTAATTTCAAGACCGACAGGCAGCTTCCGAATGTGGTCAGAAACATCGGCGCCGTCCTCGACAGGATGGCTCGTCACATCTACTTCGTGGTTATGAGTCTCGGAAACAGAACAATCGAATTGAACCACTCCGACATCGAGCGTGCGCTTCTCTCCAAATATCAGTTCCGTCAACGCCATATCAAGTCCCTGGTACAAGCGCCTTCATCGCCATTCTATTCTGTTGATTCGACCAGTTTCTCATAGCGCGTCCAAGTTCGCCAGCGACCTGCGTTGCAGACATACCAGGTCCAGTTTTCACCTCAACTTTAACATTTGTCGTAGGAGCATTCGTTACGCCTCCACGCGGTGTAGCAGTTGCAACCGCAGGCTTACCCCCGCCAGCTCCTCCTACTCCTAGTTTGCCAGTGGTGCCTCCGCCTGCTCCGCTCAGTTTAGAAATGAGTTTAGCAGCAGTCTTAAAAGGCGCAGTAATTTGAGCGATGGTTTCATTGACCCACTTACCGACTGCAAAGCTCATCTTAAACAAAAAAGCCACCAGAGATCTTTGAAACTCCGCGAGGTCGTCGATAAAAAGTTTCTTGAAGAAACCACCTATGAGATCATTAAGAGATGTCAAATATCCTAAAGCAACACTTTTAATTTCTTCCCAGAATTCAGACCAACCGAGCCCCGCTTCCGCTGCATATCCGCTCTGCCACAAAACAAGATCATCAAAGAACTGCTTGAGCGGTTCTTTCATTCCGAGCAACTCGCCCAGCCATTCGTCGATCGCGCCTATTGCCGACTTGCCTCCTTTGCGCCACTTCTCGAAGTCTTCAATGAGAAGACCGATCAACGCTATCAACAAAATAATACCGCCCGCAGGCAGCGCAAGAATGGCTACAAGTCCAAGAATAGCTAAACCTATTTTTTGTATCTTTTGGATAGACTCCGGCAATTCGTTAGAAAAGTCTTTGATCTGTGTTACCAATCGAAAAACGGCACGTCCTAACGTACCTAGAACACGGCCCAGCCCTTTGAAAAAAGCTCCAACTTTCTGTCGTACAAGTTCGCCATTAATCTTCCACCAAGCCGTGAACGCTTCAATAGTCTTATTCATCGCAGGCAAGAAAGCTTTGGCAATAGACATCTTGACAGATTGCAACATCACATCAACCCTACGCTGATTATCTATAAAATCTCGACTGGCGTTGACGAGATCTTCCCCCATCACACCACCGAGATCGCGCATCTCCTGCATCATCTCGCGAATACCGCCAGAACCTTCAGCCATCATCGGAATAAGTTTGGTGCCACTACGCCCCAAAATTTTCATTGCGACAGCAGTACGCTCTGCATCAGTATCGAGTTCGTTCATTGCGTCTGACATCTCGAACAAGAGCTCAGTGGTGTCTTTGAAATTGCCTTCGCTGTCTTTTATATCAATACCTAAACGATCAAACTCTCGCGTGTATGTTTTCAACCCAGCGCCTGCGTCGACCTGCGCCGCTTGCAGTCGACGTAGAGCCATTTCAATATCGCCCAAAGATCCACCAGAAAGCTCTGCTGCATGTTGCAATTTCTGTAAAGTGTCAACGGCAAACCCCGTCCTCTTCGACATCTTGTCGAACGTATCTCCAAGGCGCGCAATCTCTGTAACTGCGCCTTTCACAAAACCTACAATTTTCACAGCAGCGAACGCAGCGGCCGCCGCCTTCGCAACAGAAACGAGCTTCTTCATTCCGTTGTTCGCTTGGTCAAGACCTTTCTTGTCGGTCTTGATCCCCATCATTGCAACGAGTTCGCGAACAACCATTACTTGCCTATCTGTTCATTTGCTAAATATTCGGCTTCGTCCATGATGTCTAAAGCCTCATGCAAATCAAACAATTCACAAAGATCGTATCGAGCCTGGATTTCCTCCAAACTAGCGACTTGCCTGACTACCGGTCGAAGTTCTAACCAGCAGAGGTGCTCGGGGATTGCAACACCGAACTCAACTTCGCTTTTGCGCTCTGGACGGGTAAACCGCTTGCCAGAGCGCTCAACGACTTTCCCCATTGTGTCTTCATCCCGAACATCAGCCACTTGTACATCGCCGCCAAATCACCAGCGAACCACGCATCGAACACAGGTGTCAAAGGAGCAGCGTCTTCCCCTACAAAGGTAACTTCCTTGAAGGCGTTGATGACTTTTTCCAACACAGCCTTGTCCAGACCCCCGAACAATTTGGTAGCTGCCCGTTCAAAGAAGTCCGACCCCAGTTCTTGCTCGAGCACATCTTCTGAAGATTCTTTTTTTGCTTCAGAAAATACCGTATCAAGCAAAGGCCCCAGTGCAGGTCCTACCATCTTCACCACGTCCATCAAAAGATTATGACTGACCATCGGCGAAAGCATATACATCTTGTACTGCTTACCATCGATAGTTTCAGTCACTCCGTCTTGCTGGCTCATTAGTTACCTCCGACCAACACGTTCAAATGCCCGGTCTCGATGATCCACTCTCGACTTCCTGATTCTCGTCCATGCTCGGCAGACGCTGGTTTGACGATCCACGACTTCTCCGCTGCATAAAGAGATGTTCCCTGATTATCCTTGACCAACGAAGGAGCAATCGCATCTCCATTCGGAGACAATTCATCAAGAGCATGAAACGCAGAAAGTATCGCGTTCGATTGGCTTGACTGCATAAGCGTGACAGTGATTCGTCCGCTCTTGTTGTTCGATTTAGAACGACACTGTTCCCCATCCGTTCCCACTTGCAACGTATAGGAATCTTCGTTTCGTTCGACAGTCACAAAGGTTCCATCCGCAAATCCCGAAAGCGGGGCTCCCGCGAAAATGACTGCGACCTCTGCAGGATTATACACACCTAATCTTTGCATCTCATACCTCCTCTATACCTGCACAACGCCGGCAATCTGGACGGCGTGAATAGCGCCTGCCAGCGTAGCGTTGAACTCTACATCAGGCAGAAGACGGTTCGCTTTATCTGCGGTTGATACATCAGCAACCTTTGGCACAGTTACGGTCGGCGCGGGATCTGCTGCAAATAAACCGTTGCCGATCCCTTCGTCCAATACTGCCCGAACATCAGCCTCCACTACACCAACACCTGTGTCGGTATATGGTATCTTGTCGGCATTCGCCAATGATCCAAAGATGCGTTCTTGCATTCTCACAGCCGTCCAATCGATACCTCTTGTTACATCGATGAACGCACCAGAAGCAGTCACACCCTGTTGCGTAATGTTGACTCCTGCAATCTCGACGTAAGTGTTGCAGTTCTTTCCTTCCAACACACCCACTTGAGTGTCCGAAAGAGCTACCGCGTCCAGCCCCGCAAGCGTCTTGAACTTCCACGTTGCTGACCCTGGATCTTTCGGCAACATTTTTCCAGTCCATCTGCACCCTCCATATTGAACGTTGGCTTTTGGATGATACTGGATAGCCGACCGTGCGTAAGCTGCAGTCTGCAAATTGGATGCCACGTCTGAACTCGAACCACTGTCGAACGTGTCAGAGTCGATCGTCGACACGACCATGATTCTGGTCAATGTTTCGACATGGGCCGCAAGCGCTTCGATTACTGCTTTACCCAAGTTCGTTGGTTGGACGCTGTACCAATCGTCATTCTCAAGCCTGAT